CCGGCGCTGCTCCCGTGTTAACGATTTAGGCTTGTTAGCCCTGTACGTCCTACACGGTTGTCGTGTTGTACGGTGTGTATCGCTGGTGCTACACTAAAGCGTCTCTAAACGAATCTAGACAGCCCACCCATCGGACGGTAAAGAATGGCAACGTTACCGGTGAACAGATTGGTGGCAGCACCGTTCGAGTTCATGACGTATCCGGCGTTGCGCGTCATGGCGGACTCTAGACTGTTGTAGAGGTTGTACGCTACTGCTGTCTCGCTAGGCTTAGTGCCATCGGCTATCAGGTAGAACGTCATGCCGGTATAGAGGCCCGGCAGTGCGGGACCGTTCAGAGTGCCCGTAAAGCCAGTGTTGAAGTTGGCGCCTGCAGTGTCGGCTATGACAATCTCGATGATGCCAAATTGGCGGATGAACGTTCCTAGGCCAAACGGAATTGCGGTAGTCGCCGCAGATGACGCGACGAAATTGGCGTTTCCGTTGGCTTGGTTGTAGACCGCGTCGATGATTGGCGTGGATGCAGAAATCTCACGAGGAGCCAGGACAGGGCTAATCAGCTCAAGATCATACTCGAGCGTCACAAAGCCTAGTGTCTGGCTGGCTACCGAAGCCAGACCCGCCCCAGCGACCACCAGCTTGAACTGATGGGATTCGCGGGGCGTGATGTCGGACTGGGAATTCGTGAAGTAGGTCCTGCGCTCATGGGGGTCACGAGCCATGGTAATGGCAAGCTTCGCCCACACGCTGGAGCGGCCTGCGTTCTCCGCGCTGAGAAACGCAGATGGTGTGCCTGGGTTCGCGACCTCGTCAAGAGCGTCGCGCTCAAAGTACATCATGATAGCGCCAGACGTGGTAGTTCCGCAAGCTGGTGAATAAATGGCCCGAATGGAATGGTACACATATTTGTCGTACGTGGTAGCCATGACCCCCAGGCGGTCGGGAAAGTGAGCAGGATTACAATCAGCAATCATGAGCAGCTGATTGCTCGACGTCCCGGCCAAAGGGGATGTGGTGGCTACTCCGAGGCAGGTCGACCCGCGCACGCGCACGGACACCGACGATCTTGAAACCTCAGAAAATCCACTAGTGTTTCCAGGCAAGGACATAGCGACAGGCGCGGTAATGCTGCGTGCTGTGGACACCGGCACCGTGCGACTTTTAGTCCCGCGCAACTTACTCGTTGAGGCCCGGAGCCTCGAGAGCGCGTCATTCGTCTGGTTGGCGACGTTGGCGGCATGGTTGGCGAGATCGATTATCGCGTTGGCGTTCTTGGCGCCCTTAGTGAGCACGCCAGCAGCCTGTGCTAGTTGCAGCTTCCTACGGGGCATTGCTTGCGAAGCTTCACACCGTGTGTTGAGTACACACGAACTTGCGGCGCCGGCCGTTTCGGCGCTCACGTACGGTCAACTCCCTCGGCCCGGGCGGGTGATGGAATCCAGTCCATCATGCACGCCGCCAGGTCCTCGGTGCTCTTGGCTTGCCGCAGCCGTGATTCGAGCTTCTGGACATCCCCGATTTCGGTGCCCAATTGTGCAGCCACACACTTTAGAAGGAGCTCCCTCTCTAGCTCATACTTCTCATTTCTGGGCAGATTTGGAGCATCCGTAATGCGCCATGCCATATCCCTGTCCGTGTTCCACATCCGCTTTCGGTCCTTCAGTGTCAAATCACGGAAATTGAATATGCGCTTGAGCGCTAACAGATATTCACCAAGAACTGGCGTGTCCCGGTCAGTGGCTAAATAACCAAGGACTTTGTCGCGGAGGTCCTGGCCCTTGAATACCACCGGTATCTTGGCCAGAGCCTTCTTCACATCCGCGGCAGACACCAGACTCTGCCTCGGGTCTGGGTAATACCGTGACAGTATCTCCAGGCCCGCTTCTCCGGCTGGGGCAATCTTAAGCTCCATGCCGAACTCCTTTGCAACCTCCTCAATCGGACGCCCTGTGGTCAGCGACGCAACAATCACCATGGCATTACCTGTCGTGCCAAGTATTGTGGTAATCTTGCTACCCGAGGTGACCATATGCCCTGTATTGAACTCCACACCAGTGGCAGTCCGGGCATTAACGTCAACCTCTTCGTCAATGAGCGCACAGAACCGCTCCGAATCCTCGTGGCTGAACGCTCTCCGGGCACAGTCCTTGAGCACGTTCCGCGCAAGCGGATGGATTGACCCGTCCAACCTGGACCAATCCGTGACATACCACTGCTCACTGATCTTAATGAGCCCATCATCGCCAAATATGGCCCATGGACCCCTCTTGATCTCCGAGAGCGTGTACTTCCGCCCCGGCTCAAACCCGGGTAAGTCCACCATGTCCCGAAGGACACGGCCAACCCCAACAGAGTTCTGGCCGACGAGTACGTGGTGGCACTGAAAGCGACGAGCAGGGGCGCTGTGTACGGGCCTAACTTAACCGCATGTGCAGCAGGGCAATCATGAATAGCCCTAGGTGTCGTCTCCTTGACGTACACCTCCCTCTTCTGAAACGGTGCATCCACGAATGGAACCGAATCAGGGTCGGCCAACATGGCCGCTCTCGTCCACTTCACCTTCTGCGCTGGCGTCTTCGCCTTGAGAATCACCTCCTCAACGCTTACGGGCACACACTTGCCCGCCACTGCCACGAAGAGCAGCGG